CGAAAAGAGCTTTCCGCATTGTGACGATCCGTCTTAGGACCGCCACCGTCATAATGCATTTGACGTTCGACCCCTTATTAGGGTCTGTCAACCCCCAGAAGGGTTAAAGTCGGTTCAGGGTAACCACCCTCCCGATGTAGAGATCTTGATCAAGATCTCGAAAGTCGTCCGCTAAGGACCCTTTCACAACTGGTCTTGGTTGGTCATTCCTTTCCCATATTGGGATTTTCATCGCATTCAATGAATCGATGTAGGAATTACGGGGTAGATACAACGATCCGAAGTTCGTATTTATCTCGCCCATGCCTCCCCAAAACCAGTCTTTAAAGGCCAAGAATCCTTTAATTGACTTTTCACGGGAAAGTGAAAACTTGTTGTCGGCATGATCGAATTTCAGCCGCTCAGCAAGCTCATTCTCGTGGAACCTTCTCAGAATTTCTGAGGGTGAGCGCAATATGCCCTTATTAGGTAATGCGCGTGCCAGTGGGATTTTATCCAATGCCACAAGGAAGAATATGCGGATCGCACTAGATCTGTCTACGACTTCGGCGAAGTCGTAACCATTCATCAAATTACGATATTTGGCATACTTCCTAACATCCCGAGCTATAACTAGATCGGGATCTAGATTACGTCGTAAATGAGACGCGCGTGTTTCCTGTTCCAATTCAGTCCAGGTACACGCCTTTATTCCAGCATGAAGGGTAAGAGCCGCTTCATAACTCTGGATTAAAGAATCTAGTGTAGGGTTTTCCAGACCCTTGGGTGATATGCCCATGCGACACCGTCTGATTAGGAAATTTATCCAAATCGGTGTTCGCTCCTCTGTTACTAAATTATAGAACAGTGGGAAGATAATAGGGGGAATTTCCTCTATTATCCTAGTCCATAATTCCCTTTTAGGAATAAGGTGAGGACAATCGTACCCACCGATGGACGCAGGGAGATACGCCATGACATCATCCGATAGGAGTGATCCCATGTTCCTATGGAATATTTTTATTACCATAGGAACGAGTATCTTCCTGGGGTTAAAGTCAAGCAGCTTCCTCAGGGCTGCTCCCTTTCCTATTACAGGATTTCGGGCAGAGGGATTTGCCTCAAGTGACTCTATCCCAAATGGAACAAGTAGCCTTGATAGTATTATATCAGTGCAACTATGTTCCCCATACTCCAGATCTTTAAGCCGCTTCGAACGAAAGAGGCGGACTCGATCCAAGTGTATTCCACCTTGGCAAAAGGGAACCCACTTTTTTGAGTGGAATGTCTTCTCTTTCTGGATGACATGACCAAATGCACGGTGAATACTTAGTATGGTGTCGAAGGTCTTCCTTGAGGAGTATAATCCTACATCGTCCCCGGCTATCAGCCAGACGAAGGAAGGCCTTAGACTCATCGAAAGGCTATATTTAACCTTCCGATGAATCAATTCACTAGCGAGTACAAGAATTTCCTTAGTACCCGCGTTTCCCATAAGGAGCCCATTACTGGTAGTGAATTGGTGCAGAATTGCCTTTCGTTTGGCATCTGCATAAATTGTTACGTAACGATCTCTAAAGATCAAGGAGAGAATAACCTCCACGTAACTCCATATAGGTCCTCCACCGAAGACTTCATTAAGAAATGAAGTCAAGGCTTCTTTCATAATACCCTTATCGAGGTTATTAGAAGCGGATACTAAGTCGTAAACACCGACTGACCATCCGGGACGCTGTATGGTTGGACTTTTGATACTTAACATATCAGAAAAGTCCCATGCCTTCCAGCTTCGGTTAAATGCCGAGTATAATGCTGGTACTCGATTGAGTAGCCCTGCTAACATATGAGCAAGGGGTTGGCATGCAACGTTAACATAAGAGGGTTCCATCGTCACCCATCTTATCTTACCGCCAGGTTCCCGGACACAATGTGCCCGACACGGAATAGGCTTTTCACCTATAACGGAACCTATGCCCTTTCTTACGACCTCTAAGTCAAAGAAAGGGGGTAACTTTCCCAAAATACCTTGTTCGATAAGAATCTCCAAGGACATTTGGTAAAGTTGACAGGGGAACACCCGGTCTAAACCAAAGATCGGCTCTTCTAGTTTTTTACTAGAAGAATCTCCATATAGGAGTAGTTCCACCTGGGTATTGGGAGCGTCAAACGTCCTAAAAGACGAAGACAAAAAGTGTTTAAACTTTGGATCTAAGGGAGATTCTCTACACATCGTATATAAACGAGGTAGTCCCTTAATCACCCAATACCGCTCTCCGAACCAAGTAGTCCGATCGGCACTACTTTCAGGTTGGGAGTACACATACCTCTTGGCATAGTGCTTAAGTAGCTCTATACCTTTTCCTCCCTCTCTTCTTGAGAAATCTCTCGAGGCTGAGAAGGAGACCGAGATATGTGGGTAGAGATTGCCCGACGAGGAATCTAAGCAATCTCTGCCTATCGAGGCAGATACGGGCCTGACCCATTCTGGGATCGCTGCCCGTGGCTTCTGCAGTTCTTTCTGGAACTGAAAAATATCTGCCTTTTCCCGCGTCTCATTCAGGACTGGGACGGGAAAGTTCCTTGTTTGTGTGAGCATCGTCACCCTTTCACTAGTACGTTTGTCTAGTGTCAGGTTAAATAATACCTGCCATAACCATGGAAAGGTTTCGAACCACAAGGAACCGATTCGGCCGCCCTTATTCCCAGGTAATTCCCTGGGGAAGGGACTTAAGTGTACTTGATCACCACTGACGAAACGTCTAAAGTGTAACATGGCTTTTTTCCATGTATCAAGTACTGAATTGGGGTTGTATGTATGAGAACATACACACCATCTCCAAAGCCGAGAAATCAGCTCATTCTTCCGAACATGCAGAAGCATGGGAGATGAAAGCCTGCAATTGTCTTCAATTGCACGCCATGTGTAGATTAAATGTCTTACACGTGTCTCCGAAGATTTAGAAATCTTTTCTACCACGTCTGCTGGTAGATCTCGGAAGAATTCTAATCGAAGGAGTATCCTTTTCCTCGTTCGAGGAAGGATATTATTCCGGAAAAGGTTGGAAATAATAACCTTCTTCCTTCTTCGATTAAAGAAGTAGAAGTCACCACACAGGGTGCCCTCGAAAGACTTAGCTTCTCCGAGGCCCGGAGGCAATCGGGTAAGAGGCCAAG